TACAAGATGCATTGGAAAGACATCCCACTCCTCGCCCCCCCTCTCAATACAGGATCAGAAGCCTTCTTGTACCGGAAGAAGGGCATGACGCCGTCAGGCGATCTAACCACTGCGCTTGACGGCACTCTGATCAATGCAGCGAGAGTGCTGCACTGCGTGGCTCGCGCCATGGGCACCACACCCGAGAAGGCCCGGCTGTCGTGGGGCTCATCGTGGTGCGCATTCATCCAGGGTGACGACACCATTCTGGGCTATCGTAAAGGCACTTTGAACATGGATAAGTATGTGGAGGCCAGCTCATCACTGGGCTACACTACAAAAATCATCGCTGGCACTGTGTTCCTGATGCATCTCATCAACCCTACGTCAGGCGCCTGGTGTCCGCTAGCGTCACGCGTATTCCAGCAGACCGTGTTCAACGAGTACGGTGGACGACATCCTAGCGTGGAGCTGTTCTCGTTCATGGCGAGGGCTACCCCGCAGTTCTGGAGATTTAACCCTTGGGCGAGGAGCATCGCCCTGACAGTGGCGGACGGCGAGTGCTTCACTCGTTATCACGTTACTCCAGAGACTGCGACCATCGCACTACGCGATCCAGTGTTCATGAGGGAGCTGGAGACGGAGCTGCGCACTACCCCCAACTTACATGACAGGTTCAAAGGGGTGAATCTATCTGGGTTAAGTGACGTGGCCGCTACCCTGTTAACTGACAGTGATGACGCACCTTTACCCCAGATCTCACAAAGCGACGCGCATGACGCCGCGTTACGCGTCGCGGCTTTCATCGCGATCCCTACTGACGAGAGGACATCTGCTAAGGGAATTATCCCTCGGCTGGGGCCTCATCTTCAGACGTATTACGACACCATCACACAGAGAGGACAACCACACAGTGAATGACATCGTGCTACAACCACCTTTCGAAGCCGCCGGCATAGCAGGGGGCGAACGCGTGCTGCAGCAGTCAGATCCCCGAATTTCAGGCAGACTCGGGTTTCCAACTGCTTTCTTTCTTGTCGTCCTCCCCGCTGCAACGTTGGCTTGGGACGATCAGGGTAACACACTGATCGCGACGGGCGATCCAGCGCGTCTGCTCGCGACGGCAACGTCTGGAGCGAGTGGTGCGGGAGTCACATCCGCGCCGACTGCCGACATCAGCCCT